TTGTTTATTTCTTGCTGCCGGTTGTTTATTTCTTGCTGCCGGTTGTTTATTTCTTGCTGCCGGTTGTTTATTTGCTTTTATTATCCCTATATTTGCTTCAGACCATTAAAAATCAATTTATGAAAACTGAACAATTATCAGAATTAGAGATCATTTCTAATAACCTTACAAATAGCATAAAAGAACATGAGGCTTTTTGTGATAGCCTTGTTCTCGTTAATTCCACAGCGCAAAAGGATCTTTTAGCTAGAAATAATGTTCACAATGTTATATACCAGGGAAGGCGTATTTTAACTCAAATGCTCATTTTTGAAGAAGAGCTGCAATACAAACTTGCTATAGCTGCGAAAAGCATTGATCTACATTCTGAAAACTTGCGTGTTGAGAAAATCGATAATAAAATATAAGGACTTAAATGGCTTTAATTCCTTCCCTATAAAAAAAAGCATGGATTACTTTAACTATTCGCCCAGACAATTTCAACCTGTAGACGTTGAAAAGCTAACTAACATTGCACCAGAAAAAGCAAAAATAGGAAAATGTGTTGTCAAGTATTGCCGGAATAAAAAGCTAACAGGATCTCGTTATTGTTCAAAACACAAACACCAAAGAAGGAAATATTTAGATCCAATAGGCTATTATTTCGATATTAAAAGACAAAATGCAAGAAATAGCGGAATACCTTTTTTAATTACAAAGGAATATTTTTCTAATTTGGTGAAAGGTACAGGCTGGATAGATAAAGGCGGGAGAGCAAAAAAAGCCTTGACTATTGATAGGATTGACAATCGAAAAGGTTATGTTCCGGGAAATATACAGATTCTCACCTATAGTGAAAATTCATCTAAACAAGATGATTTACCTTTTTAAAATCATTATTTTTTAATCATAAATTATACATAAAAATGACAGCAGAAGAAAAAAAAGCAGCAGCAGCAGCAGCAGCAAAAAAGGCAGCAGAAGCAGAAAAACAAGAAGAAGAAATACTACCCCCCGTTCCTCTTGACAGTAACGGACTGGGAGAAGGTAAGGTACTTACCGTTCAAGATTTTGACGATTTTTTCAATTTTTCAGAGGATGGAGATGAAATGACTGGTGAACTTATGCGTTATTACGCTAATCCTAAAATTGGCGAAAATGGGTTCACTGGATACATTTTTCGCTTATGGGATAAAAATTTAGCAAAAGAAGATCGACGCAAACTAGCTGTAAGGTCTTCCTATGTGCTTGATAAGCATTTTCGAGGCGTTAATGCTGAGAGAGATCCAAAGCACGTTTTCAAGATAACAAGAACAGGCTCTAGGGATCTTGAAGGGGGTAAAACGGTAAAGATTTTCAATATAGTCAGGTATAAAAATCCTGAGTATCAAGCTTAAAAAAAAAGCTTGAAAATTTAAAGGGTGAAAGCTTTAAAAATCAAGCAAAAAAGCCCTGGTAAAAGCCGGGGCTTTTACTTACTTTTTTAAAAAAAAAAATATGTTCTTTTTTGATACAACTGGTTTTCTTGCAGGTTCAATAACTGGTATTAGCCCTGTTTTATGTAGATGCACTCTTGAATGTACTATGATAGTTGTAAAAGACAACGACGGCAACCCTATTGCGCAAGTTCCTTTCATGGGAAATGAAGATCAAGAAAAAAATCTTTTTATAAGTTCCGGAATAGTAGGGGAAAATGATGAAATTGATTTTTTCAACCCTATTTCACCAGGTGTTAAAATTCAACCTATAGGGAAGTTTTATGATTTAATCAAAAACCCAAAAGCAGCAGAAGAAATAAAAGAAAAAATCAAAGAAATGGGGCTTTTTCTTGTTTCTGTTTATGTTCGTGATCTTGGGAGGTCTAAAAATGACGTGGGAGCTTATAAAACAGCCTTAATACCTTATACTTCAGATGTAAACAAATTCTTAAGTTTTTGCCCTGTTATTCATTCTGTAAATAGCAGTTCTGTTGCCTATTGGAAAGCGGGACAGGGGATCGAATGGGACAGTATAGATCCAGATATAGAAATAAATACTGGCTTATTTTTAGATGAAAAGTCATTTCAAAAAACTGTAAGGCTTTTGAATAGAGGTGATTTAATAAAACACGTAAAAAAATGAGCAAATTGGTTAAATATTACGTTCGACTTCCTGAAGAATTGCTTGATTTTTATAGGAAAAAAAGTTTGCAATCCGATGTACCAGTAAATGCGCTCCTTTGGTTTGTTTTGAACGAATACGAATCCAAAAACGAAAGTAAAAAAAACCTTGAAAGGTGGATAAATTGAAGTAATGGTCAGCGAAGGGGAAATAAAATTGATAACTAACAGAGATTTTGAAGATGATAGTCCGGTACTTTGGGGGCAGATAAAAATTGAAGGGGAGATTTACAGAGTTCAATTATGGAATGTAGATAACGATAACTACAAAGGAACGGTCAGCAATTCAAAAGAGAAAAAAATAAAAAATATTTTCGATCACTAAAAAAAAAAAATGTTTGAAGGAATAAAAGGCAAATTGGCGAATGAAGTTGTAGGTAAAGCTCTTCAAAATGTAGAGCTTTTTGATTATGAAGATTCGTCCTGCATGATTTTAAAGAAACAGGGAAATGACATTAGAGTTCTTACAGTAACTTTAGTGAAAGTAAACGCAACAATTGAAAATGATTTGCAAGAAACACTAGCAATTTCAAGAATAATTTCAAATTTAAGCGTTTCAGATAGTCTTTCTTAATTAAAGAAATGGTAAAAACATGGCCCAACGTTATTTTATAAGAACAAAGAGTGAAAAACTCATATATAGAGATGAAAAAGGGCGCTTTGTTTCAAAAGAAAAAGCAATTACACAAGGTTTGCCACCGAAAAAAATAGAGGTAACGAGGTACACCGATTCTAAAGGTATTTTTGTAAGTGAAAAAAAGGTAAAAAGATCAAAGCAAAAAATAATTGATAAAGTAAGGGGTGAAAATGTAATTTCCCCCAAAACAGTTCAATTACCTCAAAAGGCAGAATTCGTGCCTATTTTAGGTCAAGCAATGAGAAGGACTATTTTAGATGCTTCTGTTGAAAATTTAGATATAGCTTTTCTTTGGAAAGGTAGACTTTACAAAATAAAACCAGAGGACAGATACAGACTTCAGGAAGCTTGGTTAGATCTTTCAGCGCTTGCAGTAGATAATTTTAAAAGAGGCGGCAGCCTTTATTATTCTGTAGACATTGCAGAAGAACCAGGCAAACTTGTAATTGATTTTGACAGTATGTCCCCCACAGATCAAGATTTAGAAAGTGACGAAAGCAAAGAAGGGGTGCGGCAGTTTAATAAAGGAGCTGATGAAATTCTAAGAAACTTTTTCTAAAAAAAAAATAAAATGAAAATTGTTTTATGAAAACCGATTTCTTAGAATTAAATCATGGCAGCCTATTTAGTGGAATAGGAGGTTTTGATCTTGCTGCGGATTGGGTTGGATGGAATAACGCCTTTCATTGTGAATGGAATGTATACGGGCAAAGAGTTTTAAAACATCATGACCCAAAGGCAAAGACTTATGAAGACATCACAAAAACAGATTTCACTATTTGGCGAGGACGAATTGACGTTCTCACAGGAGGATTCCCCTGTCAACCATATTCCACAGCTGGAAAGCGAAAAGGAACAGAGGACGAGCGCCATTTATGGCCGGAGATGCTTGGAGCAATTAGACAAATTCAACCACGTTGGGTTGTGGGCGAAAACGTTCTCGGAATTACTAATTGGAACGGGGGAATGGTCTTCGAGGAGGTGCAAACTGATCTGGAAAATGAAGGGTACGAGGTATTCGCGTATGTACTTCCAGCTGCAGGTGTCAACGCTCCCCACCAAAGATACAGAACTTGGTTTGTTGCTTACTCCAACCAGTATAATGACAGCGGAAGACCCGAAAGACATGAGAGCAAGAGCAAAGAAAAACGGGTACAAAAACGGCACTCAGTACGGAAGCCTAGCCAGTCAAATAATTCACGGCGGTTTGTTACCAACGCCTACCACACAGGAACCAGGCAGCAAGTGCGAAGTAACGGAAACAGGAAGGCGAAAAATAAAAAACGGAGTGGGCAGTCATGGCTTAAATATAGGAAGGCTCGCTACAATGGGGCTACTTCCAACGCCAAGAGAAGCGGCAAGCCG